ATGGAAACTCAGAAGAAGGTTCTATTATCAAAAGAGAATGGTGGCAAAAATGGGAACCTGACTCCCCACCCACTAACATACAACATGTAATACAAAGTTATGATACGGCGTATTCTAAAAAAGAAACAGCAGATTATTCGGCAATTACTACCTGGGGTGTATTTACCTCTGAAGCTGACGGAAAAGTTTATTTGATTTTACTTGATGCTGTTAAAGGTAGATGGGAGTTTCCTGAACTAAAAAGGAAAGCATTAGAAAAGTATAAAGAGTTTGAACCCGAGACAGTAATCATTGAGGCTAAAGCATCTGGATTGCCCCTGACCCATGAACTAAGACAGATAGGAATTCCAGTTACGAACTTTACACCGAGCAAAGGAAATGATAAACATGTAAGAGTAAACGCTGTAGCACCGGTATTTGAGGCAGGACAAATTTGGGTCCCCGATAAGAGGTGGGCGCAAGAAGTCATTGAGGAATGTGCTGCCTTCCCTTTTGGTGATAACGACGATTATGTTGACTCAACCACACAAGCTGTGTTACGTTTTCGCCAAGGTAATTTTGTAACACTACCCGATGATTATTACGAAGAACCAACTGTTCCTGATTACGGGGGCGAGGAGAGATATTACTGATGGATGATGAAAGACTCGGACAACCAATAGGAATTAGTAGTTTATTTTTACAAATAGGTAAAAAGGCTGCGGATACACAATTGGCACGAGGTGATATTACAAAAGATGAATATGATGAAATCATCAGAATATTATATCCTCCACTAAGTTTGGTTGATGATAATAAGAACGGGGGTATACCAAAATTTCAGTCTGGTGCGGCAACCATGGCCCCTGGACCATCTATAGATTTAGATGATATTTTAAAACGTCTTGGTAAAGCATCAAGGTTTATTGGCACAAGAGTTCCTTTACTTAGTAATTTAATTACTAGTCCTGGAGCAGGTCAAGCTGAACTTGATTGGGAAAAAGCTAATATGGCAAACATAGAAGCTCAATTAAATGAAGATAAAGAAAAAAATATTAACAAAGCAAGTCAGTGGATTCCGGGAGAAGGTTGGCTCCATTCTCCAGATCCTAAAGAGCCTGAAACTTTAGAAGAAATAAAGAAAAGAACAATACTTAAAGGACCTGATATAGATAACACAGACAAAGGAACTATTTTAAAAGGACCTAGTCCAGATGATAAAATTGATGTTACTTTACCTCCAACATCGATACCACCTATTGAATTACCAACACATACAGGTCATCCACCCATGCCTCCTAAAACATTAGATGATTATATTTTAACAATGTCTGATGATGGTTACAGTAAAAAAGAATTAGAAGTAAGAGAATCTTTACTTGCCCAAGGTCATAGTGAAGAAGATGTAGATTTCTTTTTACATCAACAATTTTGGCCTACAAGAAAAGATAGTGCATTATCAGATATAAAAAATAGAACTGATAGATTTTTAGAAACATACAATGAACCTTTAGGTGAAGTTAGTTTAGCACACGGAGCTACAGATAGAAAAGCAGTTAAATCATTTACTGATCTTGTACCTGACGGTGATGCAGAAATGGCAAAACTTAAAGCAGATTTTGTAGATGAATATAATGCTATTGCAAATTTAGGAGATACAAAAAAACAAGCTAGTGCTTTAAAACAATTACAAGAAGCAACAGGTCAAATGTATCAATACTTAATTAACAACACAACGGGGAAAAAACAAAATTACACCAACCTTGCTGCATTAAAAGCTATTGATACACGGTTAGCTAATCCAAATTCTCCGGAATCATTAAGAGCAACAAAACAAAATTTAATTACAGACTATTGGCTAGATAAAGCAGCTCAGTATGCAGCTGATGAAAATGTTCCTATGATAACAGATGCTGATGGAAACATGCTTCCTGCTTTAAACCAGGATACATTCTTTGAAGCAGGAAAAGCAGTTGAAGATTTAATTAGATTGCATTCTAATCATCCAAACAAAAAAATTGCGGATTGGTTTAAAAGTTTAGATGTTAACGGTGCAAGAAAAATTAAATCAGTGTTTCAAAAAGAAGGACCTAAAACAGAGCTAGGACAACAAACAAGACCACAAACATATACAAAGGACATAAGAGCTATTGTTCAAAAAAACGTAGGATATATTAATGATTCATTAATACCTGAAAAAAGTTTTAGAAGTAGAATAATGGCTAATCCAAAATTAAATGCAGCTATTTCTATGGCAGCAAGAAGATTAGATATGGATGAATCTTTTGTTAGAAAACAAACAGAAAATTTCTTAGCGGAATATTTTAGATCTAGAGATTCAGGATTACGATCAGGTCAGTCCGGCGTAATGGATGCAGATCTAACAAAAAAATTAATTGAAGATTCTGGTTTGTTTAATCCTTTATCAAAAAACTTTATGGCTACTAATAAAGAATACATTGCATATTTAAATAAAAGAAAAGAACAATTACCTGGTATGGATTTATCTCATAAGAGTATGACACAAAATCCAATTGAATCTGGCATAGCTCCTTTTAGTGGGCCAGAAGAATTATCAACGGGATATTTACCGGAACAAACTAACAGAGAAATACAAAGAAGATTAGAAAGAGATGCATTAACTGCACTCAAAGAAAAAGATTATAAAACATTAGAACGTTTAGATAAAGAAGCAGATAAGCATGGAATAGAAACAAAAGTTATAGATAAAGAATCAGGAGAAATATATTCTCTTGGAATGAGAACAGATCAAAAATATGAATTTGTAGAAGATGAATTTATAACTAAGTACGGTGATGAATTAGATAAGTTTAGAAATGGTGGAACACTTAAATTTAATGAAGGTAGTAGACTTAATGATTATGATCCTTATGACATTAATCAATTTCAAATAGGACAGTTTCCAAGTTATGAAAATTTATACGGAGAGAAAGGTAAGTTTCCTGTAGATCCAGATAAAATAGAAGCAATGAGACAAGCTGCTATGGCAGAAGGTAAAAAGTTTATAGGTGATGCAACTAGTTTTGAAATATTTAAAGAAGGTTTATATAATTTACCAGATGGTGTAATTAATTATTTTGCAGGTTCGGCTGAAGGAATCGGGGAACTTGTTATGGGAACACTAGCTGCTACCATGAAAGGTGGGCAGTTAGCAACAACTACAGATCCAGATAGAATAACTAAACTTTTAGAAGAACCATCATTTACAAAATATATGGGTGCTTACAGAGGTAAGATACCAAGATTTAATTTAGTAGATGAAACTTTATCCGGCATAAGTATGGATGAACTTGGTGAGAAGATTGGTTACTACACAGGTCCTCCTACTGCAGTACTTACTGCTCCTTATACTATAGGTAAAATGTTGTCAGGATCTGCGAAAGTAGCTCCTGAAATAAGTAAAGTTTCTAAACTAACAGATACAGAAGAAGTTCTTCCTGGTATTTCTAAAGTAGATGAAACAGTGGATGAAACAATAGAGGTTACTCCAAAAAGAACAGAAACAAAAACAGTAGCTGATCCTGAACCAACAATTGAAAAAACTAAACTTGATGAAAATATTTCTAAAGAAATTGATGAAACTACTAATACAATAGCACCTAGGTGGAGTAACATAGATGATCACATTAGAACTAAATATAATGCTCAACCTAATACAAAGAAAAAATTAAGCCAATGGAAAAAAGAATTAGAAGATGCGGATGGAGCAGGATTAAAAAATGAAATGAAAGATAGTGGAACTTCTTTTCAACTAAGTAAACTTATTGATGAAGGTGGAGATCAAACAATTACTGCATCACAATTTTTAAAAATTGGAGAAGAATTATTAAATAATAGTAATCAAATTTCAAAAGGATATAGCTCTGCTGTAGCTTCAACTAATTTAGGAGATTTGGCAGGAGCTGCTAAAGCAGGAAATGAAATTACTCCTGACATAACAAGAAGATTAATAACTAAAGCTAAACAAGATTTAATTAATGTTCCTATTACTGCTCCAGGAAAAACGGGCCGTGTTTTACAAGAATATAAAATGGCTGTTCAAAGTATGATAAATGAATTAGAAGTCATGGCAGGAGGAACAAGCAAAAGAACATTTAAAGGAGTTGAAAATCCAAGTGTTGTTATAGAAAAATATACAAGCACTATATTACCAAACATTTTAAGAAAATCCGATAATCCTAATATTAATTTACTTTTTACTGAAGCACAAAATTTAAATAAAATTGTTGATAGATTTAAAAGAGCAAATGTAAATCCACGATTTACTGAAGCTAATATTAATGTTGGATGGCCAGGGACCAGGGTGGAAGATTACAGTACTGTTGAACAAGGGTTCACTGCTAAAAAAGGACAAACAGGGGCTCATGAAAAACATTCAAGTTCACACCCAAGTTCTCCTTATTCTATTTCTTTTAGTAGATCTATAGATAAAACAACTACCGATGGTAGAGTTACAGAAAATATTATGGAAGCACAAAGTGATGTTCACCGTGGTTCTACTTCATATAAAAGTCCAGAAGATTTAGAAGGAATTGATATATTAGAAGCTGCAGAAAAAAAATTAAAACCAAAAGCAGACAAAGCTTTAGACGATGCATGGAATCAATTTACAGCAGATCATAAATTATATAAGTTTGATACCGATCCAATTAATATGCCTGCAGAAACTATGGTACCTGATATGTTTGAACCACAACTTAAATCAGGAACTGCTGATAATCCTATCTGGGAAGTAATAAATACAAGAACAAAGAAAAAAGTTCCAAAGAAAAGTTTTGCTACAGAAGATGATGCACAAATTTTTGCTGATGCAAAAGAAAAATTAGAATTTGCTAAACAAAAAAAGAAACCACAGCCTACAGGGTTTGATGTTAAACTAGACCAAGTATCAATGGATTTATATAATTCAAATTTTAAAGGTTTGAATAAAGGAAATCAACAAGCTGTAAAACGAGCTATATTAGATAACTACGGAACTGTTAATCAAAAAATGATTGATGATGCTAATGAATTTTTAAATGGTCTTACACCAGCTTCTAAAAAAGAATTAGGTAAATCTAAAAATCCAAATTTTTTAAATGCACAACGAATATCTAAATTAAAAGTAGGAGACTCTGCTTTTGGTAATTATGATAAATTCTGGTCTCGTAAAATGTCAACAGGAGAAGATGGTCAAAAAGTATTAATTGAACGTCTTGCAAACATGGATGAATTACCTCGAACTGCACAAAACCTGCCTGAATCTGGTGCTTCAAGAGTTCAATCTAAAATTAAAGAAATATTAGATAATGCTCAAGGAGGTATGGTAACGGAAGGAATGTATGCAGGAACAGATGCATTTAGTGCTATTAAAGCAGAAATAACACAAAGCACAGGATTACCTGTAGAAGAATTTTTAGCCCGAGTATTTCCTGATGAAGTTAAGTTTACTGGGGAATATGCAGACTTAGCTAAAAATGCAAAATTAAGAAGAGGCAGATACGAAAGTGGAACACAAGATTATCCATTTAAAAAACAAAAAGATTGGGTTAAAAACGTTCTTAAATCTCACATAGAAAAAGCAATTCAAGAAGGTAAAACAAATGTATCGTGGAATCCGGGAGAAATTGTTGGTGTATATGAATCAGCTAATGCGAAAGATATTGCAGGGTATAAAACAATATATAATAAACTTATGATAGAAGCTGCAGAAGATTTAAATAAAGATATAGTAGCAAGAGCAATAAAATTAGGAATTGATCCTGATAAAGCTAAAATAAAAGTATCTGGTGTAGGTGAAGATATGAATTTTACATTACAATTTGAACCAAGTAGTATATCAGCATATCAAAGTGCTGCACCTGATTTAGTTAAATCATCTTTTGATGGAACAAAAATGGAAGTATCAGGATTACCTTATGTTGATTTTAGTGAGTCATTAGATATAATAAGAAAAATAGGTTTACCACAGCATGCAGATGGTGGTAGAGTAGGCTCTTCATTACCTGATATAGATGAAATGATAGGAACATTATAATGGCAATAGACAAAGCATTACCAAACATGATTTCAGGAGAATTAGATCCTCTTGGTGTAGCCGCTGAGCAATCAGAGATAAATGTAGAATTAACTGATGATGGGGGAGCATTAGTTAATGATGTCCCAGAAATGCCACAATTACCTTTTGATGGTAATTTAGCAGAAGTAGTTTCAGAAGATGAATTAGGTAAAATGTCAGATAGCCTAAGGGCTTATTATGAAGATGATAAATCATCAAGACAAGATTGGGAAAGATCTTATGTTGATGGTATCAAATTATTAGGATTTAAATATGAAGAACGAGCTAGACCTTTTCAAGGGGCTAGTGGAGTTACTCATCCATTACTTGCTGAATCAGCAACACAATTTCAAGCACAAGCTTATAAAGAATTACTACCAGCAGGTGGTCCGGTAAAATGTAATATAGTTGGAGAACAAAACGAAGAAACTGAACAACAAGCCAACAGAGTAAAAGATTACATGAATTATCAGATTACTACTATTATGGAAGAATACGATCCGGATATGGATCAATTATTATTTCATTTAGGATTAGCTGGTTCTGCATTTAAAAAAGTTTATTTCGATGCTCAAGAACAAAGAGCTAAAGCTTCTTTTATTCCTGTAGAAGATTTAATAGTTCCTTTTTATGCAACAGATTTAGAATCAACTCAAAGAGTTACTCATATAGTTAAACAATCATATAATGAAGTTAGAAAAAATCAGGTAGGTGGTTTTTATAGAGATGTAGAAATTAGACCTTCCCTAATTGATGATGATGCAGTTCAACAAGAATATCAAAACATACAGGGTATTAGTTCTACCACTTATGGTGAAGAAGATGATAACGAATATACATTATTAGAGTTTCATTGTGATTTAGACATACCGGGATTTGAAGATAGGAATTTGGAAACAGGAGAAGCAACAGGTATAAGATTACCTTACGTTGTTACTGTAGATGAAGGTTCAGGAAAAGTTTTATCAATATATAGAAATTTTAGAGAAGATGATCCACTCCGTAAAAAGATACAATATTTTGTACATTATAAGTTTCTCCCTGGTCTTGGTTTTTATGGCTTTGGTCTTATCCACATGCTCGGGGGTCTCTCCAGGACAGCTACGTCAGCCCTCCGTCAACTCATTGATGCTGGTACGTTGTCCAATCTCCCTGCAGGATTTAAAGCGAGAGGGTTGCGAGTTGCAGACGACGATAACCCCATCCAACCAGGAGAGTTCAGGGATGTAGATGCACCATCTGGTGATCTAAGATCTGGGTTATTACCATTACCTTATAAAGAACCATCACAAACTTTATTTTTACTTTTAGGTTTTTGTGTTGATGCAGGAAAAAGATTTGCTTCTGTTGCAGATGCAAAGATAGCTGATTCTAATCAAGCTAATCCTGTAGGAACTACAATGGCTATGATTGAACAAGGCACTAAAGTTATGAGTGCTATCCATAAAAGATTACATTATGCTCAAAAAGTAGAATTTAAATTATTAGCAAAAGTATTCCAACAATATTTACCACCTGAATATCCTTACAATGTAGTAGGTGGAAATAGAATGATTAAACAACAAGATTTTGATGATCGTGTTGATGTTATTCCAGTAAGTGATCCAAATATATTTTCTATGTCTCAACGTATTCAGTTGGCACAGGCACAATTACAATTAACAGCAGCTAATCCTCAAATTCACAATATTTACGAAGCATATAGAAGAATGTATTCAGCATTAGGAGTTAATAATATTGATGCGGTATTACCGCCTCCTCCTAAACCTGGACCTGTCGATCCAGCAAAAGAAAATTCTGAAGTTTTAAAATCTAAACCTGTAACTGCTTATGCTGAACAAAATCATGAAGCACATATAAAAGCACATAGAGCTTTTATGTCCTCTAGTTTAGTTCGACAAAGTTTAATCGCTATGGCAGCTTTACAATCGCATATTAGTGAGCATATTTCATTTATGGCGAGACAACAAGTAATGGAAAAGAACAAACAAGAATTAGAACAACTTCAACAACAGTTAGGTGGCCAACAATTACCTCCTGAATTACAAAAAGAAATGCAAATTAGACTTGAAAGTGAAATTGCAGAGGTAGAATCTAAAATAACTGAAGAAATTGTAGCAGAAGAACAAGAATTCTTAGGTACAACTAATGAAGATCCACTAATTAACTTAAAACAACAAGAAATTGACATAAAAGAGCAAGATGCTCAACGTAAAGCACTTTATGACAAAGAAAAATTAGAGATAGATCGTGATAAATTAGAACAAAAGACTGAAATTGATCAGAAAAAACTGAATCAAGATGCTGAAATTGCTGCTATGAGAGCCGGTGTTAATTTAAAACAATCAAAAATGAGAAAAAATTGATGTCTTATTCTGAAAATGATGCTAAATTAAGTCAGGGTATAAATGATTTCGCTGCGCATGTTGAACAATATGCTAAAACGAGCGAAGATAAATTAATTATGGCCTCAGCTATGCTAGCTGTCGTTAAAGCGATCTACATAGATCATGCTATGAATGAACAAATAGCAGAAACTGTTTTTGAAAAGCAACTTGAGGATGTTTTTCAAGTTAATTTGGTGAAACCAACATTACATTAGGAGATAATATGCCATCAGGACCAGGTACATACGGAAGTAAGGTGGGTAGACCATCTAAAAAAGAAAAAAATGCATATATGCATGGAGGTAAACCTCACAAAAAGAAAAAATTTATGGGTGGAGGTAAAATACACCCAGGACCATCAGTAGATGGAATGGATGTTGCAAAAAATGTTGCAAAACCAAACAAAACTATGCGAGGAGTAGGTGCAGCTACCAAAGGAATTAAATTTTTCGGATAATCTTTGTCAACACTGCGGACATGCGTGTCATCACAGTAATGGTGGCAGCTGTACTAGTTGTGATTGCAATAATTGTGAACATGAGCTAGAAAATACTGTTGAATTCGAAGCGGACTTCGATTTAACTATTCATTAACTAAGGAGGTTACATGAATTTACTAAAAGACTTATGGGCTCACTTGAAAGAGTGGTCAGACTGGCAAATGAAGGACTGGATAAAAGCGGGTATCGTTGCTATCGTTGTTCTAATTATCATTAGTCAGCTAACTGGAGGAGGAGCCTAGACTATGGTCTGGCAACTCTTAGCAAAACCCTTACTCGGCGTTGCCGCAGACACGGTCCGTGGCTTCGTCGAGACCAAAAAAGCGAAAGCCGAACTTAAAGTTACAGAAATTAAAGCTGCTACCAAGCTAAAGGAAGATCAAATCAAGGGAAAAGTGAAGTGGGAAGCATCAGCTGTTGATCAAATGAAAGGCTCGTGGAAAGACGAACTAATTTTAATTTGTCTTTTGGCTCCGGCTACACTCGTATTTTTTCCAGGAATGACAGAACATATTCATGCTGGGTTTATTGCCCTGCAGTCACTTCCAGACTATTATAAACATTTATTATATATCGCCTGCTCAGCTAGCTTCGGCATCAAGGCCGGAAAAGGTGCAATGGGTTTAATTAAAAAAGGAAAATAATTATGAGAAAAAAATTTAATCTTGGTGGTAAAGTTATAAAAGCTAAAGATGGTTTATATGCAAATATTCATGCTAAAAGAGAAAGAATAGCATCAGGTTCAGGAGAAACAATGAGAAAACCTGGAAGTAAAGGAGCACCAACAGCAGCAAATTTTAAGAGGGCAGCAAA